TACCACTCGTAGTCTTTATTAAGTAGGGCTAGTCGATGGCTAGATGCAATTGTTTTAAAGTAGCTGACATTTGATAGCCAGCTTGGATTTTCGCTGTGGCCTTCTACAAGGTCAAGCTCGATAGCACGCATAATGGTTGATTTAGCTTTGTCACCAATAGTGGATTTGTAACCACGACGCTTCCACTCGTCAACCATTGCCTGGATGTAACGATAAAGAGCGTATTCGTGGCCACGCCACATCTTGACGGCAGGATGATTCACCCAGCCCTTGGGAACACGGTGTTCTCCTTGCGGATCAAGCTCAAGCAGAGTCATAAGAATCTGCCAGCCCTCAAGGGCTTGCTTGTTGAGGCGCTTGTTGTCAAGCACCTTGGCGATATCTTCAAAGCTGGTAGTCAGCGGTACAAATGTTTGCATAGCTAAATATTATGAGGTTTATTTCTGCTTGTCAAGTCCAAATGTAATAAAATTTGTTTTTATTTTGCTGTATGCAGTTACCTGATATTTACCATCAACTATTTCAACTTTTAGCTCTGTATCGGTCTTATCGGGAACTTCATAGATAGGAATATCTAAAAACTCTCCGATATGTTTAGCTGCAAGGTTTACAGCTGAATTATAGTTTTCAGCTTCAAACTTTAGCTCAAATGAAGTACGCATTATCGAACTCGCTTTTCTAGCTTGTACGGCGAATAGTGGACGCCCTCTAAGTCTGGTGTCTTACCATCAGTTGACTTAAAAATAACATCACCGTATCGAATAGCAATGATTTTACCGCGTCGTCCGTTGTGAGTCACTCCGGCCTTGTCGCTAAATGCGTTAGAGAGGACTCTTACCTCATCGCCAACAGTTAGTTGGCCAGGCATAGCCGGAACCCAAACCTCATCCACGGTTTTATCTTCGTAGATATTCTCGCCTGCAGCTAGCTTAGAGAAATATTCTATGGTTTCTTTTAGCTGATTGTCGCTAAGTTTCTGAGCATTCCAGGTCTCTAGCAATGCAAGTAGAGCAGTTCCGGTACCAATTTTTACTTTGGCATCCTGCATTTGTTGACGTACCCAGTCAAAATTAATTTCTGGCATTTTTTTCCTTTACTTTGTCTCTTTGAATATAGAACTCAGCAGAATGTCTGAATCCTTTTTTGTTGAAATATTGCTGAGATAAGACTCTTTTTGCAGTTTTGCAATATTAATTATATCTTCTTTTGTCTGGCTTTCAAGGTCATACCCAAGGATTGACCACTCAGGTCCAAGCTCAAAAGTTTCCTTCCAATCTGACAAAACGGGGGTGCCAGAGTTCAATGCTTGAACCAGTCTATATGACCACCAGATACCCACTCCGCGCTCCTGAGGGGCCATTAGAAGACCGAAAGACTTCTTTATGGACTCAAATGCATCGGAATCAGAGAGCTTCTTAGACGAGCCTATAGAGCCTACAGGTAGGGTCAAAAGTTTAGATAAGTCGGATAACCATCTAGTTTTTGACTGATCCGATACCCAACCAGAGCCAACTTCTTTATCCAGTGGGTCGCCCTCTGTTATTAAAAATGAATCCAGATTTACTGGTATAAGACTCTCTTCTGCGCAGAGGCCAAGAAGTTTATCTATATTTCTTGAGCTAGCCCAGGGTAGCGATGGGTATATGGTTTTAGGCCATTTCTTGGTAAGTAGTTTATTTACTGCCCCGGATATGCTCTCTAGATACGAGCCCTTAGCTAGTGAAAACTCTCTACGCTTTGAATAGAAGTTAGTGAAAAGGCTAAGTGGATCAGCGTCGATTGAGTTGAATCCGTGCTTATACTGCCACAGCTGAGGGTGGTCTAGAACCATAACCAACTTAGGTGATTCATACATGATGTTAATTGCGTGCAGTGCCCCATAAACTTTGTTTGCGCTCAGGCTAGTTGGAGGGGTTAGCCCAACTACAACATAGTCATACTGGTTTAAATAGTCTTCAGTCCAAGTAACGCTTGGAGTGGCCCACTCTACGGTGGAAAATGTTTCGACTCTTTCAGATAGAGTCCTAAAAAAAGTAACGTTTGACGATGGCTTGGTGTGGTGCGAAGCCATACCTGTGAACAGGATTTTCATAAATACCTTTCTTATAGATACGGGGGACACCATAAGGTGCCCCCCGCGTCTATTTGAGTGTTAGAACGGAGTTGCGTCCGAAGTAACAGGAGCAGCTGGAGCCGGGGCTGGAGCCGGGGCTGGAGCTGGAGCCGGAGCAGCAACAGCCGCTGTAGCGGTCTGAGGAGCCTCGGTAGGAGTTGAAGCAACATCAGTACGGATAATGTGGTACTGCTTAATTTCGTTGCTACGGTTTCCGTTGTAGGTCTTGGTACCAAGAGTTGCACGGAATGAGCGACCGAATAGGGCCTGCTCAATCTGAGCGTTGCTTGGGTTCTGGTCAAAGTATGACTTTCCCAAACCAAGTGCGGTCATCTTCATAAAGAACATGCCGAGAGCCTTGCCATTCTCTGGAGAGACAACAAGGTTGTCCCAGACGCGACGCTTTGCGTGTGGACCACCCTGAACTTCAGTGGTGATCTTGAACATAGTTTTACCCGTCTGGGTAGTGGTTGCCTTTGAGTCGATTACCTTAAGTTCGTAATCGCCATCTGGCAGTGGTTCGAAGTTGGTGGTTGTGTCGCCAGCTTCTTTGATTAGGTCGGACCAGTTGACTGATGTCATTTTTGGTTTAGCCTGCTTTCTTATTAGTAGTTGTAGTTGTAGCCTTCTCACCGAAGACTATGTCGAGCATGCGTTCTACTCCTAGATCGCCTTGCTCAACGACTTTTCCAAGTCGTCCTTGTACACGCTCACCGGCTTCGTACTCCGGAGTGCGTTCTACATACATTCGACGAACCTTGTAAGGCGACTGCATTGGATCAGGGTTTGGAACCTGCTCCACTGTAATTGCCCCAAGAATATCGTAGAAGTATGGAGCCTGAATTGCAAGTTGACCCTGTAGGTAAGGACGGTATACGCCATCCTGACCCTTACGAGCCATTGCAGTTAGCACCACAGCCTCTAGCGGCTGGGTTGCGTGCATTGTAAGGTCACGGAGGTCACGAAGTAGTGCACCCATGTGGCGAAGTAGTTCGCCCCACTGCTGCATCTTCATTTGCTCTGTACCTGCAATCTGGTCCATGCACTTAACCTGCAACTCCGAGATGGAGTCAATGATTAAGGACTTGAACTGGTGTTTGCCGCTCTGAAGCCATTGGAATGTCTTCATAACGACGTCGTAGTCACGAACTTGGACTACAACTGTGTCCCAGGTTCCGTCAGCCACTGGTGGCTCTTCACGGATTGGGTCCCAGTATTTGACATTGATAGGTAGAAAGCGGTGACCGCCCTCTACGTCCAACATCAAACGTGGATAGGGTGCGGTAACGGCAAAGGTTGATTTACCAACCTTAGATTCGCCATAAACCATAATGGTTAAGCTGCGATCGACTTGCGACATTACTCTGCTCCTTTCGTCTCTGTGTTGTTGTAATAACCGTAAGGGTCGGCGACCACAAACGCATCGCTAATTGCTGCTTCAGCTGCCGAACCATCGTCAACTAAAGGGCAAATAGAGAAGAATTGGCATTTCCATTTGCAGTCGCGAGACGGCTTTGGATATGCAAGTTTATAGTGGCTCTCTCCAGCATCGAGACCATCACGGACTCGAAGCATGTCTTCAAGTGTACCCTCAAGACGTTGCCAGAACGAGCGAAGTGTAAAAGCATTGTGGCGAACTTCAATTTGACCATAGAACGGTGGCTTTGCATATGCTCCACGCTTTACCTTACGAAGCATAGTAAAGATACCACCCTCGGAGCGTTCACCACCCTGGTTCTGAGCCTCTTCTAGAAGCATGTAGGTAAGAATCTGCTCGTTCATGTGAGCAGTAGAGCCGAACTCAGTGAATGAGCTACCAACGGTCTTAAAGTCACGGAACATACGTACGCCATCAATCTTACGACGAACACGCATATCAATTTTACCTTGTAGCGTTACACGACCGTCCATCATAGGGCGTTCAATAATTTCTTCAGTAGAAATCATTTCAATTTCTGCATCGATACCCTCAAGCTCTACCCACTCTAGGTAGCCCTCAAGCATTACGCGACCAAGTTCAGCTTCGGTTTCAAGTTCAGTAGTGTCGCGGTACTGGTCAGTAAGGGTTTTCATATCCTTAGCAACTAGGTTTGAGTGTGCATCTAGAAGTGGAATACCAGTTGAATAGTACTGATCTAAAGCTTCGTGAATACGAGAACCTAGGGCTAGAGCACCAGTGTAGTTCTCCATCTTTGGCTGTAGACGGCGATAGTAGGTGAACCACCAGCGACGACGGCAGTCTTTGAATGTTTGAATCTCGGAGTTAGAGATTCTGATTGGTGTAGTTGTCATTATAGAGTTGCCTTGCTTTCCTTAAGCATCTTGAGTAGCTGTTCTTTGTCTCGAACAATCTGCTCAAAGTTATCTGATTTTGTATCTAGAGCCTGAATTACACGCTCTTCGACAGTTCCTTCGGTTACATAGTCAGTGATAATCACGCAGTCGTGAATCTCAGAGCCGATGCGGTGTACGCGGTCAAGTGCTTGCTTGTAGTCGACAAGTGACCATGGTCTTTGTAGCATAACAAGTCTGCGAGCTGTTGTCAAGGTGACACCAACACCACCGGCTTGAGCAGTGAAAAGAATCCACTTAGTTTTACCAGACTGGAAGTCGTCAATAGATTTCTGACGCTCGTCCTGGTCCTGAGCACCAGTAATCAAACCGTGCTCAATACCCTCTTTGGTTAGGCGGGCACTTAGAATTTCAATTAGCTGACGAGACACTGCACAAACTGCTACAGAGTCGTCTCCGAAGTCGCCATTCTTAATATCATCCATCAGAGCATCTACTTTACACGATGGGTCTGACAAAGTAACTTTTTCTTTTCCAGTCTCGTCTACGGACACATCAGCGTATGAGCTAGCAAACTGTAGAAGACGTAGAGTCTGGGTAAGTGGGTTAGATGCAATTAGCGAGTCTCCGCTCTCCAGCAGGGTAATCATGTGCTCCAGCATTTGCTTGTACGCTTTTGCCTGCTTTGCACCCATCTCAACGTCACGACGTTCAGTAATTACCTCAGGTAGCCAAGGGAGTACACGAGACTTGAGCATGCGACGCATACGAGGATTGATTGCAGCATAGAACTCGTCTTCCATGTGAGCCTTGACACCGAGAACCATCATGCCACCAAAAGCATTAATCATGGTGTCAATCATTCGGTCAATCCACTTGGTCTTGCTAGGCCACTCTTTTGGCTCCAACCAGTGAAGAATCGGCCAAAGGTCAATCACGTTGTTGGCAATTGGGGTACCAGTAAGGGCGTAGCGGATGTTAGCATCGCCAGTAGCGGCCCAGAGAGCACGAGTCTGCTTAGACTTAGGGTCTTTAGAGCGGTGAATCTCATCAGCAATAACAGCTTTGAAGTCAATCTCGTTTAGTTCACGAGTATGCACCTCGCAGCGAGCAGGGGTGATTCTAGAATCGTGACCCTTACAGTCGACACAGCGAGCAAGTGCAATAGCCCCATAAGAAGACAGTCTTGAATGAGTACGCAGTGATTCCCAGTTGATTACAATTACATCCGACTGCTGCTCAAACTGGCCACGACGCTTAACAGCAGAGCCATTGATTACAGTTACGTTTACGCCCGGCCACCAGCGATCAAACTCACGCTCCCAGTTCTTTTTAAGAGTGTTAGGACAAATAACTAGTGCAGGAAAAACCTGTTCGCCATCATCGTGCATTTTCTTTAGGGCACGGATTGCCTGAGCAGTTTTACCTAGACCAGGCTCGTCAGCAAGTAGGGCACGCTTAGCAGTAGCTAAGAACTCAACACCGGCACGCTGGTGCGGAAATAGGTCCTGATCACCAATCTCCGAGATATCAACATCACGAAGAGCGTTTGATGGGTCAATACGAGTAAGTTTTTCAGTAGCCGCCCAAGCAGCTAGGTCCTCCCCAATGACTAAGCTTTCGCGAAAAGTAGAACGCAGTGCTAGACAGCCAGCCCATGAGAGTGGAATACGCCAGACAGAAGTTTTGGTGTCCCAGGAAGCCCCTGGAAGGCTTTTACATAGTTCTTTTAAACGCCATTCAGCGTTGATGACAATGTGCCCGCCCGCTGGGTCGAGGTCTACAAATACAGTCATTGGATTCCTTTGTCGTTGTGTATATACATATTAGCAGAAAAAAACTCTGTTGTGTTAATTTTTTGCTAATACTTTTATTCTTTTAATAATCCTACAGGATGCCACCCTGTTTTTACAAATCTTAGCAAACCGTGTCGGATTGCGTCAAGTGCGTGGCCTTCTCCACCCTTATGCCAATATTCAAGCTTCTTTAGGGCTGGGTTAGGAAATAGAGCTTTAGCATCTGCTGGTGCCTGTAGGTTTAAGTCTTCAGCTTTCATACCAATATCTATCATGCACTGCTTAAGAATTCCAATCTGCTCTAAAGAGTACGGCGACTGAGCGTTCTTTACAGTCTGAGCATTGATAGTAAATCGCTCACAAGCAATCTCTATAGATATGCCTTGCATCATAGCTTCGGCTAGAGCTTTTCTAATTGGCTGAGCATACTCATCTTGCTGATACTCGCCAGACCAGAGTAGCTCTGGATCCTGTCCGTCTTCTTTTCTGAATAGTGCAATACCGCTGGCTTTTCCAGGGTCAACTGCTAGTACAAGTCTGCTCATTAGTATTTCTCTCCCCAGTTTTCAAGTGGGCCGTCAACATCGGCAGTGAGAGGCACTGCCCAACCTTCGCGTGTAGTCATACACTCACGAACAATACGCTTAATCTCTTCAGCATCTTCTCGTGGAGCGTTGAGCACAATTTCGTCGTGCACAGGGACAATAAGAAGTTC